GTGTACAGTTTCGGGTGTTATTTTATACGGGAATAATTCAACACCGACCTTTTCATTATCATCGTACATTTCGTCGTTTACGAGTTCAGAACTCTTCTCGTCCATGTATATGTTATACATGTATTCCAATATACCAAGGTTTCTATCGTACTCATTTTTTTTAGGTTCGTGATAAAAAGTTATGAAATGTGCTTGTCCATAGGAAGTGTGTAATTTTTGTTTACGAATACCAATATATGCGATATAATTATTAGTATTTTTTGGTATAAGATGCGCGGGAAATCCAAATTCGGCTTTTAAACCATAAACTTCAGATTTTGTACCGCATAAACTCGAACATAAACCACTAATATTATCCAGTTTCCAAAGCGTGGTACAGTTTTTTAATAATTCGTGTGTTAAATAAGGCATTGTATTTTGTATATGTTATTAAAACTCCTAACGTTTAAGTATGATTAAATTTTAATCACTCATTATATGTTGTACTTCAAGTTCGGGCTTAGAAGGTAAAGTTTTTGTAAGCTCATTCCATTCAAGTTTTTTGTGAGATATATTATTTTTTAAAACAAATTTATCACCGGATTCGATATCAGTAAAATATTTACTTAAATACTTAGTCCATAATTCACTGTCACATGTAGTAATAACACGTGGGATAACAATTATATCTTTTTCATTATCCTTGGATAAACTGTTTATGACCATATCAATAAACGGTTCGATAATACCATTACATCCCTTATTTTCGTGAAAAAATTCAATATAACGAATATCATCTCGTCCTATAAATTTACTCATCCCGATATATCCAATATAATTGAAAAGTGTAGAATTGAACTTAATAGGGAAATTATGCTCGGGTTTAAGTCCCCAAATTTCCATATCCAGTTTTTTTTCGTTACCCAAAACGTTAGAAAAAAGATCGTCCAGTTCTTCTACGTGTTCAAGTCTTGTAGTATTTTTTAATAATTGATAAAAGACAGACATTTTTATTTTTATTTTATTTTTAAATATTTATATGGTATCAATGTCACTTAGGTCTTCATCGTCTATTAATAATTCCTCAGCTACTATCTGATAAAAAGCCATTTTATACGCTAAAAATCCAAAAAGTGTCGCACCCATATTAAATTCAAAGGGTAAATTATATGAATTCCACATTGATTCGGATAAAGCAAGTAACGTAGGCACTAACAATCTTTTGTTCAAACCTTGTGAATTTTCAATATTATCAACATAGGATGAAAGTGATTCTACATACACACAAGACGCTATTGTACCAACACTCGCAGATATACCATCAACGGGCGTATGAAAAATAAAATGATATGTCGAAATAGCAGCTCCGTATCTTAGAGTCGTTTTTTTTATTTTAGACTTTATTTGTTCGTATTCTGATATACCTTCTTTTCTTCTAGTTGGACACGAAATTCTAAGTGTTTTTTGAATAGGATTTATTATATTTAACATTTATTAATATATATTACAATTTATTCGTTAAGTATTTATACTATAATATTATCGAAATCTATATTTTCGTCTTTAAAATATTTTTTTTTAAATTCTCTTTCTTTTTCGAGAAATTCTTCACATCTATTAATAGATTCATTTACACGAGTTTGAATTTTATTTAATTCATATTCATATAAAATATTATCGTTTTCTTTTGATAATTTTCTCCATTTATCACCAAAAATGGTCGTATATTTCAAATTACGTCTTTCGTATTCCAATTCGTTTAACATTATTCTGTATAGAACCAAAGAATACGCATCGTAATCTTCGTGAATGAAATCTTTGTGACAAAACTCTTCATAAGCCAGTGTTTTCATGCGTTTATAAAGTTGGTTCTGGTTATTCACATTTTCTGGTAAACGTTTCGATTCTTTCTTCTGAGAATCATGTATTTCTCTCTTACTCGCTTCTCCTCCTCTTCTTTCGGCATCTTCCATTGGTTTATTAATACATTTCATAACTTTACGGCGATTTTTAGGTGCTAAACATACCAAAGTACGAGTATTTGTATTTGTTATTACACTTTTCATTTTATTTAATATAATTATTTAATTCTTTATCAGTGTTTAAAAAAAATATACGATCCAAATTTCTCTCGCATAGAACCATTTGTAGCTATTTCAATACGCGTTTGTATCTCTTCAATCTCTAAATCATCTACCAATATATAAGCTGTTTTACCACCTTTCATTATAGTTATAACAGCAATACTTGATTTATATTTAGAAACAGTCAGGTTCTCCCCATTTTTCTCTCCATTTTCTGACCAACGTTTCGAGTCTTTTAGTTGGGAGTTGTGAATCTCTTCTTTCTCTGTTTTTTCTAGGGGCTCCTGGACACACGATATTTTCGTATTCGTATTTTTGAGATTTTTCCCATATGATCCTCTGAACGTCTTCACAAAGTTCGTTTGTCGCTTGACAGAACGCGAGTTTATAATCGTCGGTGTGTAAGTGCATGTAATCCATTTCATTTATTTGTTATTATTTTTAATTTTTTATTTATATTTGAAATACTTAGGCCTGTAATGAATGAATGTTTTGTCGTGTTTAGAATATTCTAAAATAACAATCTCACCGACATCGTTTTTTGATACAATCTTATCTCTAGAAAAGTCGGGGGCTAACGTTGTATCCAACTGTTTTTTTACTTCTGTAACTGTAGGGTATAAAGATGAACAGGAATTTTCAGTTTTTAACGTGTTTGTATTATTCCATGGTAATAAACGAGATACGCTCGAATAAAATGTAAACATGCTATTATTTACGTTTATTTTTTTATATTATAAATACAAGATGGTTTCACTCCAGGAGTTACCTAAAAAAGTACAGTACATAACAATTGATTCAAATTTTGTAACGGGTACGAATAATAAATTTACTATAGATCTAAACCTTTCGTCTAATACACATGTTTCTGATATTAGTAAAGTGTGTGGTTTAAAATTAGTTGATTTTTATGTTACACAAGTCGGTAACACGGGAGGTGGAACAGGTGCTGGTGCCAAATACATAGACATAATAAGTGAAGACGTACCAAAAGCTGCTCAAATGCTCGATGAACGTAAAGGACAGGTATTTGCTCGCGTAGCACTAGAACGACATTTCGATGGTTCTAATAACTATTTACAACACGATAAACATTGGCGAGGATTTAATAGAAAAACAAACTTATTTAACCCAATATCCATACAAAAACTAGATTTTGAAATATACGAATTACGAGGAAATAATTCATATAACGCATTACAAGCAGACGCTGAATGGTTTATGACGTTAGAAGTTACAACGATAGACGTAAAAGAAAAACCTATAAATAGAGAAGTCCAGATTTTAGAAGCTTTACATAAACTTATCGGGAAGATTGAAGATCTTAACGTAAACGTTAAAAAACTTCCAGATAAGGAGGATATCGATAGAATGGAAAAGGAAAAAAAGAAAAAATATCCACTTTATTACCTTTTTACGGTAATTCTATTAATAGGCGGTGGATTTTATTTAATAAATCGTAAAAGCACGAACATTCCTCCTCCGGTACATATGCCTATGCAAACAAGGTTTTAACTTATTATTAAGCCTTTTTAGCTGGAGCCTTTTTAACTGGAGCCTTTTTTGTTGGAGAAACAATCTTCTTAGCGGCTGGTTTAGCGGCTGGTTTAGCGGCTGGTGCTGGTGCTGGTGCTGGTGCTGGTTTAGCAACTGGTGCTGGTGCTGGTGCTGGTGCTGGTTTAGCAACTGGTACGGCCTTAGGTGGTTCAATATGATCAGCAATATCTTTAATAATGCTATAAATTTCTTCAGTGCGAATTTTAGATCTCGCAAGTTCAATTGTAATTTTTTCTCTAACAGAGTCCATCGTGTAATATATATAAAAGAAAGATAATCTTTATACTAAATGTTATTCATTGGTCCAACTCTCCTGAGTGGAATTGGACAACACTGTAAAAAATATATGGACCTTTTTCCTGATCCTGGATACACTAAGTATATAGAAATAAACCAGGAAATACCCGAATCAGATAGTGCTTTTATATTTGCGCTTCCTGTGAAATACTGGTTAGATAGAATACCCGAAATCAAAAAGAAGATAAAACATGTTACGTGTATGACCGTATGTGAAACAGAAACAGTTCATGAAGATTATGGTAAACTTTTTGATTTATTCGATAAAATTGCCGTACCAAGTGAATACTGTAAAAAAGTATTTAAACGACAATTCCCGACTAAACATTTTTATGTCTTACACGCGCACATACCCGATAAAAGACCTTATACGTTTTATCATATAGGTAACGTGTATGATCCACGTAAAAATTTCAATAAAATATTAGAATGTTTCATTCGGTTAAATAAACCCGACGCGCGGTTAATTGTTAAAGCAACGTGTAAACAGCCAGTTAATATAAATATACCAAATGTTACAATAATTAACGATCTTCTACCTGATGAATATATGGAAGATATACATAATAAATCAGATTGTTACGTAAGTTTTTCATCGTCGGAAGGTGTAGGTATGGGTGCTGTAGAAGCAGCAATAAGAAATAAACCAGTGATTATAACAGATTACGGAGGCGCAACTGAATATATAGAAACACCTTACGTAATAAAATGCGAACTTCAAAAGTTACCAAGAGATGATTTTTTATACAAAGCTGGTATGGAATGGGGTAAACCTGATGTAAACCAACTCATGGAATTTATGGAAGATGCATATAACAAGAAGTTAAGGTATATGGATCATCCAAAAACAAGAATGTTAACGGGTAAGGAAAATGTTTTACAAGAATTCGTCGTTAATATAATTCGTAGCGAGAACAATGATACCAGTTAAAATGGTACCAGATGTAAGCGAACCTCTTTGTGCGATAAGCATTGCAACTATATCATCTATCAATTTAATATTAGTTGGTTTTTTAAAGAGTTCTGGTATAAGCTGAGAAAGTGCGAGATAAAGTGCCATTGCTATTATAACAGGCCTGAGTGTTTCCTGATCTAACATTTTACTATTACAATATATTTAAATTTTAGGTTTGTGTTTTTTACAATAATTTCCACAAGATGCTTTAAAATTACACCTTTTACCACTCATTGTCATGGCAACACATATATTAGTTTTTGTTCTATTTTCTATTTTCTTTTCGGGAATAGTTTCAATAAATTTGATTTTATATTTATCCCTTTTATCATCATACTGTTTGCGAGACTCT